CAGAAGAGCGTTTAATCAACGAATCGCACCTGATACACAAGTAAGGTTATTAGAGAATGAGTAAACCAAGTTTTACAATCGTCTTTGAAGATAACAACAGAAAAGCATTTCAAGAAGAATTACAAGATTTAATAAAAAAACACAATGGAATCGTAACCCATTATAGAACAATAAACAAAAATGAGGAGGACACTCATGGCAAAGAGAGCAAGTTCAACCAAGAAAAAACAAGCATATCAACCCCCGAATCTGGAGTTACTTACTCCTATCGAGAGAGTTGATTTTCCATTCGGAAGAGCTTACACACCATTACTTAGTTACTTAGAAGAGTCATTTAAGACTCAAGAGTGGACCAAAGAAAATCGTCAGCACTTACCTAGTGTTACTACCATACAGAATATTATGTCTAAAGGCATTGGTTTTGATAAGTGGTTGGGTGATGCCAATAGTTATGAAGATGCGATGCAGTATGCCAATAAAGCTGCTAGAGAAGGTACACAAATACACCTTTGTTTAGAGCAGTTATCAATGGGTGTTGATATTGACTTTGATAGTAAATACTTCGATCCTGATACCCAAGAAGCAAGAGAGTGGACTGATCCTATGATAAAGTTTATGGAAAGTGGTAACAAGTTTTTCTTAGACCACACCATACAAATAGAGGGTAATGAAGTACCTTTATTTGATAGTAGGAAGGATTACACGGGGACCTTAGATATGGTAGCAAGGATAAAGGTAGAAGAAGGTTTATCTCCATCTGAGGCTAAGTGTACTGATTTAAAAGAAGGGATGTCAGGTAGAATACTACTTGATATTAAGACACTTAGAAACTCCTCTACATTGTCTAATAAGTTTGCCAATCATAAGTATCAGGTAACTGCTTATAAGAATCTTTGGGAAGGTTTATATCCAGACCACCCTATTGATTATATGGGTGTTTTATACATTATGAATAGTTGGAGAAGTGCGCCTAAGTACAAACTCAAGCTAGTAGAAGAAGATTTAACTCAGGAATGGGATGCTATGGTCAAATTATGGTATGCACAGAATGGTCCTATTAAACCTATCTATGCAAAACCTAGACCAAGAGGCATAAGATCCTGTTTTAAACCAACAAAGAACCTGATGGTGACAGACTCCAGAATGAAGGAGAACACCATTATGGAATATCAAGAAAACAAAAAACAAAAGGAGGTAGCATAATGGCTACAAGACCAAAAAAGATAGGCAAAGTCAATCTATTTAAGATCGACTATGCAAAGTTAGGCAAGGAAAAAGGCGAAAACTCACCTACATACAACATCTCTGGCGATATGGATGGTATAGGTAAAGTTGAGGGCGCAGGTTGGGTAAGTCAAACCAAAGCAGGTGAAACTTATCTTAGTTGCAACATTAATGAACCCTTTGATAAGGGTGGAGTTGCAGCAAATAAGCAGGATGATGATCTCCCATTCTAATTAGTTAGTATCTCTCAGGGGGTAGATATGGTGTCTGCCCCCTCTCTTTGTAATCACATACCGAGGGTAATATGTTAAATAAAAAACAAGTATTAGATGGTTTAGAAACAGAAATACGCTTTAAATCATTCATCGAAAATCAAGGCTTTAAAGGAATCAAAGTTGGTGCAGCTTATGATATGAACCATCATTATGACATCAACATCTCTGCAAATATAGAAATCAAAGGAATGAAAAGACTTCGCAGAGGAGAAGAATTACAAGATGAATGGCATTGGATAGAGGTTAAAGGTGTAGCAGATGATGGTTGGCTTTATAATTCTCACGCTGATATGATTGCCTTTGAGACCAACAAGAGTTGGATATTAGTAAGACCAAGTAATTTAATTGATTATGTACAGAGGTTTGTGGCACACGAGTTTGTCGATAAACCTTTACTTGCCCAATATAAACTATACCGAAGAAAAGATAGAAATGATGCTATTACATTAATTAAGAGTGATGACCTAAGACATATTGGTGTTGAATGGCTAAAGTAAATACAATACTACAAGGCGATGTAATTGAACGCCTTCAAGATATAGAAGACAATACAATACAATGTGTTGTTACCTCTCCTCCTTATTGGGGACTTAGAGATTATGGTGAAGATGAGCAGCTCGGACTTGAAGAAACTCCAGAAGAATATGTAGAGAATATGGTAAAGGTATTTCGTGAAGTAAGAAGAGCCTTAAAAGATGATGGTACTTTATGGTTAAATCTTGGAGATAGTTATTCAAGTGGAGGAATGTCTACAACAACAAATCAAACTCTTCGTGGTAATAATGATTATGGTGTTACTAGACCAAAGCCAAGTGAAAATATTAAGCCAAAAGATTTAATTGGTATTCCCTGGAGAGTTGCATTTGCACTTCAGCAAGATGGTTGGTACTTAAGGCAAGATATAATCTGGCATAAACCGAATCCAATGCCTGAGTCAGTAACAGATAGATGTACTAAATCCCATGAATATATCTTTTTATTAACTAAGTCAGCTAATTACTACTACGATGCTGATGCTATTAGAGAACCACATACTTGGGTTGAAAATAAACCAAGACCATCAGGTATGTCTAGGAATGGGAAAAAGTATAGAGAGAAGGTTAAATATGGTGGTGGTGGAACAGGTTTTAGTGGTCATAGTGGTAGCTATAAAGCTGATGGAAGTCCACTGAATCATCCACTAGGCAGAAATAAACGCTCAGTGTGGAAGATAAATACTCAACCATATAAAGAAGCTCATTTCGCAGTATTCCCTGAAAAACTTCCTGAATTGTGTATTAAAGCAGGTAGTAAAAAAGGCGATATAGTTCTTGATCCTTTTTTTGGTAGTGGCACTACAGGGTATGTAGCACAGAGATTATATCGTAAATGGTTAGGGATAGAACTCAATCCAGAATACATCAAAATAGCAAATAAACGATTTGTACAACAGGAGTTATTTGTATGACACACACCATACACAAGGGGTTTGTCGGAGAAATCGCAGTGATCAAAGACTTAACCGCTAATTATACCTACCCTGTATTCAAACCTATTATTGACGAAAATGGCTGCGACCTTATTGTTGAAAGAAGAAAGAAAGAGTTTTTAAGGGTACAAGTAAAGACCATTAGTGATATGAAAACTGAAACCGCTATTGAGGTCAGACTACATAAATATAGACATAAGGACCTTATTGATATAGTAGCAGTTTATTATGTAGCAAAAGATATGGTGTGTTATGTGCCATATAACAATGAGGCAAGTATTAATCTGGCCTTAAAACCAAGTAAGAATCAGCAAATGAAGAACCGAAGATATTTTTATCAATACATGGAGTTTCCCATTTGATGAATACTCTTGAATTATTTGCAGGTTCTAGGTCATTTAGTAAAGTAGCTAAAGACTTAGGACACAATACATTTACTACAGATGTAAGTGATTTTGAAGGTATTGATATGGTATGTGACATAATGAATATCAATTTAAAAAAGATACCATATAATCCAGATCTTATTTGGATCTCACCACCTTGCACATCATTTAGTGTTAGTTCAATCGGCTCTTATTATTGCACTGATAGAGGTAAATATACTCCAAAAAAAGCTGAAACATTTCTTGGTATGGCTTTAGTACAAAAAGGTATAGATATTATTAAGTATTTCAAACCAAAGTATTGGTATATCGAAAATCCAAGAGGTGTTCTAAGAAAATTAGGAATAATGGAAGGTTTACCAAGACATACTATTTGGTATTGTCAATATAGTGATCCAAGTGGTGATGACCATCGGGCAAAACCTACTGATATATGGACAAATGATGAGTTGTGGACACCTAGACCTGTATGTAAGAATGGTAATAGGGATTGCCATCATCAACCTGCTCCAAGAGGTTCTAAAAGTGGAACACAAGGAATGAAAAATGCTTACGAAAGAAGCACAATACCACCACAATTATTTTATGAAATACTAAAGGATAAATAATGCGAATAACTGAGTTCATTGACCTTATCACTAGAAAGCACTTACCAGAGGAAGATATGTATTCTCATTTAGAATACAGAGATGAAGAAGGAAAGCTATTAAAGAGATACAGAGATTTAAGAAAAGAATATAAAAAAGGGATTACAAAGGGTAGACTAATGAAAAACCCTTATTTGAACCGAGAAAGGATCAAAGATGGCAAATAAAAGCAAACAAAAGGGCAATCGTTTTGAATACGAGTGTGTAAAAGAGTTAAAAGAATTAGGCTATGAAGATGTGGAAAGAGCCTATGGAAG